GCAACCGCGTCCACCCGCCCAAAATGTACCGAAACGCACCTAAAACGTGCCTTGTACGCCACGCCGACGCACCGCCATTTCGCACACACGCGGCCATTTCGACCGTCGTCGCCATTTGCGGGAATTGCGTTTTCTCGAATTTTTTTTCTGGGGGTACGTGTCACCCTTTCCCCTCTACTTCTCTCCCCTCTTTCACACACACACTCCACTAATCTTCTACAATGGGCGGCGGACTTATGCAGCTTGTGGCCTACGGTGCCCAGGACATCTACCTCACTGGTAACCCCCAGATTACCTTCTTCAAGGTCATCTACAGGCGCCATACTAACTTCAGTATGGAGGCCATCGAGCAGACCTTCAACGGGTCCGCTGACTTCGGTAAGAAGGTGTCCTGCACCATCAGCCGCAACGGTGACCTTATGTACCGTGTGTACCTCCAGGTGACCCTCCCCGAGGTCACTGTTGACGGTGAGAACGAGAGTTTCCGCTGGCTCAACTGGATTGGTCACATCCTCATCAAGAACGTCGAGGTCGAGATTGGCGGCCAGCGTATGGACAAGCACTACGGCCAGTGGCTCCACATCTGGAACGAGCTCACCCAGACCCCCGGTCACCAGGCTGGCTACGCCAACATGGTGGGCAACGTCCCCAAGCTCACTCAGGTCAGCTCTGGCACTGGCGGCTGCGTCCCCGCGACCACCCTCTACATCCCCCTCCAGTTCTGGTTCTGCCGCAACCCCGGCCTCGCGCTTCCCCTCATCGCGCTCCAGTACCACGAGGTCAAGATTAACCTCGAGTTCAACGACGCCAAGAACTGCTACTGGGCCGTCAAGGCGGGCTCTCAGCAGCTCGACTGCTGCCTCAACCTCCAGGCCGCGTCGCTCTACGTCGACTACATCTACCTCGACACCGATGAGCGCAGGCGCTTCGCCCAGGTCAGCCACGAGTACCTCATCGAGCAGCTGCAGTTCACCGGTGCCGAGACCGTCTCCACCTGCTGCAACAAGATTAAGCTCAACTTCAACCACCCCTGCAAGGAAATCATCTGGGTCGCTCAGCCCGACGAGAACGTCAAGTGCCAGGCCGCCGGCGGCGCTCAGTGGTTCAACTTCACCGACTCCATCGACAAGTCCTACTACACCGGCACCCCCTCCGACCCTATGGGCGGCGGTATGGGCGGCGCCAACGCGGCCGCCATGTGGAACGCCGGCGCGCTTCCCCTCTTCGGCAAGGGTGGCACCGAGGCCGGCGCTTCGGGCGACGACACTTGCGCGGACAAGACCACCGACGGTTCCAACAACGGCGGTGTGGGCTATGACGATACCGCCCAGGCGTTCTCTGCAACGGGTGGTGCCAAGTTCGGCGCCATCACCAACCCTTGGAGCAGCTTCAACACCCCCCTCTTCGACTCCGGCGAGAACTGCACCTCGATGGCCAAGCTCCAGCTCAACGGCCACGACCGTTTCTCCGAGCGCGAGGGCCGCTACTTCAACCTCGTCCAGCCCTACCAGCACCACACCAACGTGCCGGCCACTGGCATCAACGTGTACTCCTTCGGCCTCAAGCCTGAGGAGCACCAGCCTTCTGGCACTTGCAATATGTCCCGTATCGACAACGCTTGCCTGCAGCTGACGCTCACTGGCAACAGTCTCAAGAAGGCCGACGAGTCCGCGGACACTTGCGCTGTGTACGTGTACGCGACCAACTACAATGTGCTGCGTATTATGTCCGGTATGGGAGGGCTTGCGTACTCGAACTAAACTGACTTTTAGTAGGTTGGTTGGGGGTGGTTATTGGGCTGCTTCCATTGAATGGTCGGGGTACTTGCGCCCCAATTTATCACAGAATCGCTTGAATTCTTCGTCGAATGGTTTGTCGGGTTTGATTTTCATCCGCAAGTTGATGCGCGGGCGCCCTACCTGCTGAATATCGTACACAAATGCTGGTGCGCCGTGAATATACTGCACGCGGCAAAATTTCGGAAGCGTGTGACTCATCGCCACGTCCTGGCCTGCCTCGGCCTGCGCAAGGTACGTCTTTACATCCGCGAGCTTGTCCAAGAGAGGCACGGCCGACGATTGACGACTGGTGACAGTGGTGTCAAACTTGGGATGACCAACGATTTCAAAGTACTCGCGGTAGATTCCCCCCTCACCCGCCAACGCATCCATCCGCCGGTACTCGACATAGGGCGGCAGCATCTCCGGTGTAATGCCTTCCGGCAGCGGTGGGCGTGCTTTGGGTGGAGGCTTTGTGGCAGCAGCAGACGCATTCACCACCGTCAGGTTTTCGCGGCGATTGTCCAGTTTGTTCGTGTTCTTACGCTTGACCGACACGCGTGCGGGAAAAGTAAAGCCCAAATCGGTCACCTCCGTACCTTGGGCTTCGGCAATCATTGAGTAGCCCACAAAGCGGTGCAGCATACAGCGTCCCTGTTTGGAATTGCCATAGACATAACCACTCCCTTTGTGGACATACCAGACGTGTAGAGGCAACGTGCGGATGCGCGCGGCATCCGCCAAGGACAGAAGAGTATACAGTGGACTCCCACGGCATTGCATTTTCACATACTCCGAGCCCGAGTCGTCGCGTACGTGAAACATCCTGTTCGTGTCGTGCAAAGACCCGCGCTCGTATGCTTCTACGAGCTGTTCGTGGGCGTCGAGCAGATGGGGAGGGACAGACGTAGGGAGGGGCACCGTTGTTGCTGACGAGGTCATGATTGCGTAGCAGTACAATGATGGTGAAACGGTCGGATGAGGTGAGTGGCAGATGTTGCGTAACATCGGTTACCTTGCACTTATGTACCTTTCTTTTTTATGATAAATACAAGTTTCGTTATTTTTTTCATTAAAACATAGACACCAGTGCCTGGCGTCTCGTCTGTAGTATATCCCATCTTCACACACATAAAGGCAACCCGTGTGTTACTTTGTTATCCCCTCCCTACGCCCGACCGCACCACCGACCGTTTCGCAATCTCTACAACCCATCGCGCAACTATGGAAACCGCTTCCATCTTCGCTGGTGCCTGGACGACGACCTCTTCCTCCTCGCTGACCAAAAGCATCCAAGATGTCGCCCAAGACCCTTGTTTGCTCGAGGAAAACGAACAACTGCACGGAATTTATGACGGTGGTATCGGCGACCGCAACTATATGTTTTTGGTAGAAGACACGACGGCGCAGACGCTGTACATCAAGATGTCGTGCAATCCCGAGAACACGGTCTTTACCAAGGTTGATATTCAAGATGCCGATACGCTACGCAATATGAAACCCCAGCGCTACACCTGGACGTTTCACGCGCAAACCGGCTACGTCATGGGTCGGTTTTGTAACAAGAGTCAGACCAATTTGCACCGGTTCATTCGTGCGCACATCGACCGAGATGCCGCGCGCGACTCATCGGGTGGACCGACGCAGCAGGGAGGCGGTGGTACACTCGCACCGGTCACGTCTGCCCAACCACCCGAAATCGGCCACTCGGTCGACCACATTAACCGCAACAAGCTCGACAACCGCCGAAGCAACCTTCGATGGGCCTCGCAATCCTTGCAGAATCAAAACACCGGTAAGCGTGAACGCAAACACAACGCCCAAGCCCTCCCCGAAGGCATCACCCAGGATATGCTCCCCAAATACTGCGCCTTCTACCGCGAATGCTACAGCAAGGACCGCGACGCCTGGCGCGAGTACTTTCGCATCGAGAAGCACCCCAAGCAGACCAAGGACCTCTCCACCTCCAAGTCCAACAAGGTCACACCCCTCGAAAAGCTGGCCGAAGCCAAGGAGATTTTGCGCAAGCTCGACGCCGGCGAAAGCACCGACAAAGTGAGGCCCCTCCCGCCGTACCACACGATGCAAACGTTCCGCAACGCGCCCAACCTCACGTACGACCGCCGCCTCGACGACGGCACGCGCCTCAACCTGCGAATGAAGATGAAGGAGGGCAAGTCGCTGGAGGAAGAGCTGGAGCGGTTCAAGGAGAAGCTGGTGAAGAAGTATCCGGAGCACGCGGTGTAAAAAATGTCCGGTACGAATTTTTGTGTTGCGCTATACAGGTACACATCTTTTTTTTCAACGCCTCGCTTACCTCT